ACGCTGTTCCTCCCTCTCCTCCCCTCCCAACAGAACGAAACGGAACCCCCCACCATGGAACCCATCAATGCAGTCTCCGAAGATTGCCTGACCGTGACGCTGCTCGACGCCGTCGGCTCGGGCACGACCACGCAGAACAGCGACGTGATCAACATCAGCGGCTTCGACGCCGTCGAGTTCCTCACCCACATCGGCACCCCCGCCGCCAACACCAACGTGCGCGTCCAAACCGGAACCTTGAAGGACGGCTCGGACATGGCCGACGTGGCCGGCTCGAAGATCACGCCCACGGGCACGGTCGGAGCCTCGACCACCCAGCACGACCTGGTCAAGGCTGCGCAAAGCTATGCTCGCGTGCAGATCACGCGCGGCACCGCCACGACCATCGAGAGCGTGACGGCCAAGCTCTATGGTGCGCACCAGGCGCCGCAGACCAACAACAACGGCACCAACGCCACCACGGCCGTGGGCACCAACACGGCGCGGAACTTCTTCAGCACGAAGCTGATCAACCCGACGCAGGGCACGGCGTAATACCCGGCTCATCCCCCCTCCCCGCAGCCTGCGGTGGTCGAACAGGCCACCGCGGGTCTTTTTTTCATCCACTTCATTTCCCCCGAGAGGAGTTCAAGACCCATGGCAGAGAAAGTGCGCGTCAAGCTCACCGGCGGCATGGCCGGTCCCAAGGCGGCATACAAGCCCGGCGACGTGATCACCGTCAGCCCTGAAGAGGCCGCGCGGCACGTGGCCAACGGCAACGGGACGATCGACCAGGGCCCGGTCGAGGAGACGGAGCTCCAGCGGCTGCGCGCCGATCTGGCCCAGGCCCGCGCGGCGCTGGCGGCTCGGGAGAACGAGCAGCAGCAGCAGGGCGATGCCTCGCCCGCGAAGAAGAAGTAACCCGGTCAGTGATTCCCCCGCCAACCCAGCAGCAGCAGGTCGAACATGGGTCAGAATGCGATCGCACTCGAGGCGCTGGCGCTGCTGCTGGCGGGAGGTACTCCGGGCAACCTGATCAACCTGGACGCCAGCAGCCAGGCCCAGGACAGCGGCATCACCGTCACCGGGCAGTCGGCCAACCGGGTGCTGGCCTCGCCCAACGGTTCCAGCGGTGCGCTGGCGGTGCGGGCGCTGGTGGCGGCGGACATCCCCAACCTGGATGCGGCCAAGATCACGACGGGCACGTTCTCGACGACGCTGATCCCGAACCTCGACGCATCGAAGATCACGACGGGCACGATCGCGACGGCCCGCTTGGGAAGCGGCACGGCCAACAACACCAGGTACTTGCGCGGCGACTCGACCTGGGTAGCCGCGCCGAACCCGTTCGACCAGAGCCTCAACACCACCAACGCACCGACTTTCGTTCAGCTATCGCTGACCGAAGCGACGCTCCAGACCAGCGCGCACGTCTTCTCGGTGGCCGGCCGCGACGGGCCTGACGACAACACCGCCGCGACGGGCGTCACCCTCAAGGGCGGCAAGGGCGCGGATGGCGACGGCGTCATCAGCAACGCCGGCAACAACGGTGCGGACGTCCACATCACCGGCGGCACCGGCGGCAATGCCGTTATCCCATCTGGCGGCAGCCTAGGCGGCGTGGGCGGCAACATCTATCTGACCCCGGGCACCGGCGGCGCGAACGATCCGACTGGCAATGCTGCCAGCGGCATCGTGAACGTTCAGGGGGCGATGACGGTCACCGGCCTGATCACCGGCAGCGGCGGATTCAGCGGCAGCGGCGCCGGGCTCACCGCCATTCCTGATTCGGGCATCGTCTACGCCAACGAGAACGCGAACCTCGTTTTCGCCGGCCCGGCCAGCGGATCGGCGGCGGCGCCGACGTACCGCGCCCTGGTCAACGCGGACGTGCCCGCCGCGATCGCGGCCGAGAGTTTGATCGGGGCGTGGCTCACCTGCGGAGGGATCTGATCCAATGGCCAACAACAACACGCCCGTCTTTCGCAAGCAGTCCCGCGTCGGATGGGGCACCGTCGCCACCGCCAACACGGCGCTCGACGGCACTGGCACCGTAGTCACCGTTTTCACCGCCGGCGGCACTAACGACTCGGTCGTCGATTACATCAAGGTGAAGTTCACCGGCACCAGCGTCGCCTCGGTGCTGCGCATCTTCATCAACAACGGATCCACCAACGGCACCGCCGCCAACAATTCGCTGTTCGCTGAAATCTCCCTGCCGGCCAACACGCTCAGCCAGACCGCGCAGTCGAGCGAGATCCTGATCATCCCGCTCGATCTGCCTCTCCCCACGGGCTACAAGCTCAACGTCACCGTCGGTACCACGATCGCCAACGCCGTCGCCGTCACGGCAGTCGGGCAGGACCTCTGATGCGCCGACTGATCGAAACATTCCGGCGGCAGTTGCAGCAGCTCTGGCTGCGAGGCGACATCGGCCAGAACAAGCCCAACCTCCAAATCGACGGCGGCTACGCGCAGAGCGACGCCAACATCAAGATCACCGGCGGCTACGCGCAGAGCGGGGCCATCATTTCGATGGCCGCCAGCGACTCGCAGAGCGGTCCCAACTTCCTGATCACCGGCGGCAGCAACCAATCGGGGCAGGTCATCAAGTTCACCCAGGCTTCTGGCCAGACGGGGAACTTCCTCGAAATCTACAGCTCGGCGGGATCGCTGCTTTCGAGCCTCAGCGTGAGCGGCGTTCTGACCAACAACGCCCTGGGCGGCACGGGCATCGTCACCAACGACATCACCTGCCACAACGTTTCGCCCAACGGCTCGATCTTCAACTTCGCCGGGACGGTTCAGATTCAAGGCGGCGTTGGCAACACGAATTACGTCAGCGACCCGGTGAAGATCAATCCGCAGCCGAGCAACACGTCGGGCAACCTGAACATGCTGAACATCTCCCCGACGTACAACCAAGCGTCGGGCTCGGGCAGCAACACCGACCTGCTCATCAACCGCACCGAGACGGCGGTGATGAGCGGCACGCAGCTCCTGGCCGACTTCCAGAAGGCATCGAGCAGCAAATGGAAGTGCGGTACCAACGGCGGCACCGTCCAAGCCGCGCCCGCCCAGATGGCCAGCTTCGCCGTCGCGAGCCTACCGACCACTGGCATCGGCGTTGGCAACGGCTCGATCGCCTACGCCAGCAACGGCCGCAAGAGCGGGGAAGGCGCCGGTGCCGGCACCGGCATCCCGGTGTGGTTCGACGGCACCAACTGGAAAACCTTCTACGACAACACGACCGCCGCCGCATAACTTTTCACCCCAAAAAGGATTTCAAATGGCAGCGAACATCTATCGCGTTCTCCGGGGCAATTCGGCAACTGGCTTAGGAAACAATCTTCTTGGCTGCGTTGATTTGCTCGCCTCTGGCTACTACGCCCTTGAGCAAATTCGGGCTGCAATGATCCAGCAAAAGGACGGGAATGTTGGCGACGATACGGACTGGGTGACGGTCGCAAAAGAATTCGGTTTCGTCGATGCTAACGGCGCTGTTTCGTCGGCTGTTGCTCATGCCGCGTTCAATGAGTTGGACTCGTTCTACGGAAACGCTGGCCCAGCGTTGACGCAGTTCTGTGCTCGGATGAAACAGTAGATCAACTCGGGGAACCTGGCCAACCTCGTCAAAAATATCCTCGTCATCACCCGCCAGATCGCCACCGAGCGGGGTTTGCTCTAAGCCATGCCCACCATCACGACATTCCGCGTCGAGGGCGTGCTGGGCCTTGCGTCCGGTGAGGTGCAGGTTGCGGCGCTTTACGACCCTGCGGGCGTGATCGCTGCGATCCTCTCGCTGAGCGAATCGCCGGCGACCAGTAAGCAGTACGGCGGCAGCGGCACGTTCAGTCTTTCCGATGCGCTGTCCCTGCCCTACGAGTACGAGGTGAGGAGCTGCACGGCGGCGACGCAGGCGGGCTTCACCAACTCGGCGGCGGTGCGGCGCACGCGCGGCAGCTACACGGACCTGGGCGGCGGCTATCTTGCCTCGGGCGTCTGGTATCCCTACGCCGGTGCCAACTCCAGTTCGCTGACGGTGCAGGCGATCGACGACCAGCTCAGCGGCACGCACGGCTCGGGCGCGTGGGGTGGTTCGGCCGGCGGCGCCGGGCCCAACGCCGCCACCACGCACGTTTGGGATGGGACCAACAACCTCGCCGGCGCCTCCCTCACCTTCACGGGCGCGATGTCGCCGATCCCTTCGGGACAGAGCGACGCCAATGGGCTCAGCAACTTCGGCCTCCAGAATGGGACGTATCGCGTCTCGGTGTGGTTGGGTGGCTATCTGCCGTACAGCGGCACCGCCGGCGTCTCGGGCACCAACTACACGATCGCAGCCCCGGCCAGCGTCAGCGGCACGACGATCACGATCCCGCTGACGGCTTCGGTCTTGCCGGCGGCGGGCGCCGGGCAGGTGACCGGCCAGCTCTACACCTACGACGGACAGGGAGCCCTGGCCGGCGGCGCACAGGTCGATTTCGAGCTGGTCAAATACTACGGCACCAATGCCAACAGCTTCAGCCGAGAAGTCTTCACGTTGACCAGCTCCACCAATGGCAGCGGCCTGCTGGCCGGGGCCTTCGAGCAGAACTGCGGGTATCGCGGACGCCGGCTGAGCGCCAGCGGGCACGGCGGGTGGGTGTCGTTCGACACGCCGACGAACTCCACGACGTTCAATCTCCCGCCGATCCTCGGATTCCTGGGCATCTGATCATCATGGAGCACATCGCCCTCGCCACCGTCACGCCGCCGAGCTCCGAGCCGGTGGATACCACCACCGCCGCCGAATGGCTGCGCGTGGATGGAGACGACGACGATAGCCGAATCGCCGCGATCGTGTCGGCGGCGCGGGAGTTGTTCGAGGTGCATACCGGCCGGGCCATCGCACTGGCGACGTTCAGGCAGAGCCACGATCGCTTCCCCCTGCTGCCGAATTCACAGTACAGCCCCGGCAATCCCAACGCGGTGACGCCGGTCCTGCAGAACGTTTGGCCGTTGGATCCCAGCCCCTGGGCAATCAAGCTGCTGCGATCGCCGCTGGTGGCCGGCAGCGTGACGATCCAATACTACGACGTGAACGGCACGCTCCAGACGATGGACCCGACGGCGTACGTCGTGGACGCCGACTCCGAGCCGCCGCGGCTTGCTCCCGCGTCGGGGGCGTTCTGGCCTTCGGTGCAGATGCGGCCGGGCGCAGTGCAGGTGACGTACACCGCCGGCTACGCGTCGGCCGCGGCCGTGCCCCCGACGGCGTTGCTGGGAATCAAGATGCTGCTGGGGGCGTTCTACGACAATCCCAACGCGGTGGGGGCGAAGCTCGAGGAGCTGCCGATGGGGATCCAGGCGCTGATCGCGGCGAACCGCGTCGCCGCGATCTGGTAGTAGTCTGGTGCATTGGGAGCAATTCACCGGCTACTGCTTCGCGGGGCTCGCCGGCGGGGTCCTCACGATCTTCCTCGCCTGGCTCAGCCGGCAATCGGCGATGGCCTACTGGCAGTGTCCCTGCGGGCAGCGATGCCCGATCGAAGCGCGATACTGCTCCGCCTGCGGGGCACGCCTCACCGAGCTGATCCACCCTCGCGACAAATCGTCGCCGCCGGCCGCCCGGCCAGAGAAGCCACCCCTACGTGACTCCCCGCCCCACCACCCAGCGCCCGCGCCGGATCGAGATCCAGCGGAACACGCCCACGCAATCGACCTCGGGGCAGACCGTCGATAACTGGCAGACGATCTATCGCCCCTGGGCGCTTCAGATCAAGACGCTCGGCGGCCGGGAGTACTTCTCCGCCCAGCAGACCAAGGGGGAATCAGACCTCGAAATCACGACCCGGTATATCGCCGCCGGCGTCACTCGCACGGATCGCATCAAGCTGGGGAGCGCGGTGCTCGACATCAACGACGTTTCGGACATCGACGAGCAGCACCAGTATCACCGGTTCATCTGCAAGCAAGGGACGCCCAGGTCGTGACCGGCGAAATGAAGATCGTCGGCGGCGCGGAGCTGGACCGCATCCTGACCTCGCTGCCGACCGCGGTCTACAAGAGCTACCTGCGCAAGGCGCTGCGCGGCGGCTGCAAGGTCATCAAGGCCGAGGCCGATCGCCGCGTCGACGTGGGCAGCCAGAAATGGGCCGATTTCCACGCGGGGCAGACGAAGAAGGCGATCAAGGTCCGCGCGGCCAAGAAGCGCAAGCGAAGCGAACTGCGTTATGAGGTGCGGCTGGGCAAAGGCGACTTCGCCGGCGATACGTTCTACGCCGCGATGAAGGAGCTGGGCCACATCGTCGGCAAGCGCCGAGACGGCAAGCCACTGCACGTTCAGACCGCCAGCGGGGATTGGGTGACGCTGACGCCCGGCATGTACGTGAGCCCCCGGCCGTGGCTGCGGCCGGCGTTCGACGCCACCAAAGAGGCGGCGACGGCCACCGTCGCCGACATCCTGCGCCAGCTCGTTGAGAAGCATCGCGGGGACGTTTCCGAAGAAGACTAACACCCGTGTCCGTCCGCGACGCCCTCTACTCCCTGCTCACGTCCAACGGCGTCGGCGTCGGCAGCGATACCAACCGCGTCGCCGCGCTCCAGGCGCTCTACTCGAAGGTCGCCACCCGCGTCTCCCCGGCCGACTCGCCAGAAAACGTCGGCTCCAGCCGGATCGTCTACACGCGGATCAGCGAGCCGCGCGTGCAGAGCCACCAGGGGTTCAGCGGGGCGGCGCATCCGCGCTACCAGCTCGACTGCCTGGCACGCGATGACGATACGGCGGACGCCGTCGCCGAGAACCTCAAGGCTGGGATCGACGGCTATAGCGGCACGGCCGCCGGCGTCGTCTACCTTCAGAGCGTCCTTGTGCTCGACGAGGGGGACACGCTGGACCCGGATGCCGGCAAGAACATCAACCGCACCTACGGCCGGCGGGTGGACGTTGAGATCTGGTACACGCCATAAACGTCGCGCGCATCGCGCCCATTCCTCCGACCTGATCGACCCCCACTGACTTCCACACCCTGACCCGCCGCGTCGCGCAATCTCGCGCGGCCGCGGCGGGCCTTCGGAGCCATACCTATGTCTGCTTCTTCCCGCGCTTCCAGCGGCTTCACGTCCGTCTTCAAGTTCAACGGCACCGCGATCGCCGAGTTGAACAAAATCTCCTCGCCCAAGCTGAACGTCGGCGACATCGACGTGACGAACAACGACAGCCCGCAGGGAGTTGAGGAGTCGATCCCCGGCATCATCAAGACCGGGAGCATCACGATCGAGGGCAACTACGTCGGCGACGACACCACGCAGAAGTACCTGACGCAGTGCATGACCAACCGCACGGTCGCCGCGGCGCAGCTCATCTTCCCGCGTCTGGGCACCAACACCGTGACGTGGACCTTCAACGCCTACGTCAAGGCGTTCGACGTCGAAGCCCCCTTCGACAACAAGCAAACCTTCAAGGCCGAAATCAAGATCGCCAACACCCTCACCCTGCCGTGAGCCTGATGCGACGACGAAAACAGCGGCCCCCGCGGCGATCGCCGCACTGGCCGCACGTGCGTGCGGTGTGGCTGCATCAGAACGGGAAGTGCGCTCACTGCGGCGGCGTCAGCCAGCTCGAGGTGCACCACACGGTCCCGTTCCACGTGGATCCGCGTTGGGAGCTGGATCCCGACAACTTCCTCACGCTCTGCGAGGACCCGGCGCGCGGCGAGTGCCACCTGCGCGTCGGGCACCTGGGCAACTGGCACACGTTCAACCCAAAACTCATCGGAGCCGCCATGCGGCGGAAGCTCCGGGGAATCAAACGCGTAGAGGAGTAACACGGACCATGGGACTTTTGAATCGAACCCAGATCCTCGCGGCGCAGGACCTGCCGCGCGAAACCGTGAGCTGCCCCGAGTGGGGCGGCGACGTGATCGTCAAGACGATGACCGCCGGCGAGCGCGAGGCGTTCGAGAAGTCGGCCCTGGGCAGCGATGGCAAGCTGACGCCAGGCCAGATCCGGGCGCGGATGGCCGCGGCGACGGTCGTGGACGAATCGGGCGCGGCCGTCTTCACCACCGCCGACGTGGAGGCGCTGAACAACAAGGCCAGCCCGCCGCTGGTGCGCATCTTCGACGTGGCCCAGCGCCTCAACGGCATGGGCACCAAGGAAACCGCGGAGCTGGCAAAAAACTCCGGGAGCGGGCTGATCTCCGGTTCAAGTTCAAGCTCGCCCTCCGACTCGGCCGAACCGTCCGCGAGCTGAACGCCACCCTCGACAGCCGCGAGCTGTCGGAGTGGTTGGAATACTACAAGCTCGATCCCTTCGGCGAAGACCGCGCCGACTGGCGGGCGGCAATGCTCGCGCAGAAGGTCCTGGCCACCGCCGGCGTCCAGACGACGATCGCCGATCACTTCCCGCGCTTCTTCGACGACCCCG